GCCACTTGGAGCTCCGCCTTCATTTGAAAATAATGTGATGCATGGGTTTGGACCAGTGTATACATTTCCGTTGTTCAATCAGAACGTAATCGACTTTCGTTCGAAGAATATATATTATTATAACAAACAGGCAGACTCTGCCATTTACTCATACGAATTTTTAAAAGATTGGTGGGAAAAGAAAGGGTCACAAAAATCATTAGATGAAATTTATGAGGAAGCGAAATATGAATGATTTAGAAAAATTATGTGCAGTGCAAATTGTAATTAGTGATTTAGAAAAGCAAATTGATGGTAGACAAGCACAAGGATACTTGTATACGACTATTAGCACATTAAGAGATTATGCAGACAGTCTTAAAAAGTCTGTCAACCAAAAATTAGAGAGAGTAGAAAATGAGTTGCGTGTATAAAGGAGAAGTAATTAACTCCGAACAATCAGAAAACGCTAAAGGCGGAACTGAAATGATGAGGCAACGTTTTGTTGACCTCGTAGATAAAGAACTACAAGAAAAAGTAGCAGTTCATTTGAGCAGACCTCGTGAACTGAAAGATGATGTATTAAATATTTTATGGTGTCACGACTTAGCTGAAGACCCAGAAAATAAAATTTTATTAGATGGTGGTTGGGAAAAGTTTGACCATTTTGTTTTTGTATCAGCATGGCAACGTGACCAATATATTGTAAGATTTGGTATTCCTTATAGCAAATGTAGCGTTATCTATAATGCTGTTGAAAAACAATTTGCACCTCGCGAGAAAAATACAGATACTATTAGATTTATCTACCATACAACACCACATCGTGGATTGGAATTATTAGTTCCTGTATTTGATGCATTAAGTAAGCAATATGATAATATTCATTTAGATGTTTACTCTGGTTTTGAAATTTACGGATGGGAACAACGTAATGAAGCTTATAAAGGTTTATTTGCGAATATTGAAGCACATCCAAACATGACATATCACGGAGTTAAATCTAACGAAGAAGTTTTAAAGGCGCTTGATGATGCACATATTTTCTTATATCCAAATATTTGGAAAGAAACTTCTTGTATTGCTTTGATTGAAGCAATTAAGAGCCAGGTGATTTGTATCCATCCAAACTATGGTGCATTACCTGAAACTGCACAGAATGCTACAATTATGTATGATTGGAACGAAGACCCACAGTTCCATGCAAACTACGCATTCTCAGTAGCAAAACAAGTACTAGAAAGTATAAAACAAAATCCAAACTATTTTAATGGATTTACCTATTCAGATAGGTTTAATCTAGCAAGAAACAGTGTTCAATCATTCCAAGTAATGTGGAACACACTTTTAAGGAATATAACTAATGGCGGACAAAAATAACGTAGTCCAGTTTCCTAGATTAATTTCAGACCCACCAATGACGGCGGCTGAAGTTAAAGATAAAATTTCAACTTATAAAGAAAATTATGCAAATGATTTAGCTGAAATTATATGGGAAAATGTATTACACGAAATGGCCCGTGCAAATTGTGATTTTGATTCAGATATAAACAAATATTTTCCAAACATGATTCTCATTTTTGAAAGTATTAAAGCTTTACATCTACAAACATTGAATGTTGACCATCCGCTTCAAGATTTTGCTCAAAAAAATGTAGCAATATTAGAAAGTAACGAAGGACATGCTGTTGGTGGGTTAAAAACTACACTAACAAACTTAGAGGTTGACAACGACGAAGAAGTATGATATAATATACTCTTAAATTAAATTATGGTAAAATTATGATATTAGTAGACTACAACCAGGTGATGTTGGCTTCACTCTTTGCGAGCATAGGCAATCACCATAACGTGGAACCAGACGAAAATCTTATTCGTCACATGTTCTTAAATTCAATTCGATTTAATCGAAAAAAATTCTCTGAAGAATATGGAGAAATTGTTCTTTGTTGCGATAACAAAGACGTTTGGCGACGTGACTATTTTCCTTATTACAAAGCAAATCGTAAAAAAGGTCGCGACGCTTCAGATATGGATTGGAATAAACTTTTTGATGTTATCCATGGAATCAGACAAGAGATTGAAGAATTTTTTCCTTACAAAGTTATCAATATAGAACGCTGTGAAGCTGATGATATTATTGCTACATTAGTACATGAATATGGTACTGTGATGAATACAGGAGCTGAAAAAATTCTAATTCTTTCTGGTGACAAAGACTTTATCCAATTACAGACTTATGGGAATGTTGACCAATACAATCCTGTAATGAAGAAATGGGTAAGACATAACGATCCAAATAAATACTTAGAAGAGCACATACTAAAGGGCGATGTTGGAGATGGCATCCCTAATATATTGAGTGCTGATAATTGTTTAGCTATTGGTGAAAGACAAAGACCAATGACTAAGAAAAGATTAACACAGTTTTTAACTGAGCCAGAAACAATGGACGAAGAGACAAAACTGCGTTTAAACAGAAACAAGCAAATGATTGACCTGAGCTTGGTACCTCAAGAGTTTAAAGAAAAAATTCTTGAGCAATTTAATATAGACAAAGAAATTGGTCGTGAACATCTCTTTAATTTCTTTGTTAAGAAAAAGTTGAAAAACTTGATTACAGATATACAGGATTTTTAAAATGATTAGATTATCTATGTCCGAAGTTCTATCTGAACTTCCAAAAAAGAAAACAAAAGCAGATAAAGTTGCATGGCTTCGTGAAAACGAAAATATACCTTTTCGCAATGTATTACGTTTAATTTACGACGAGAGTATTGAGTTCTTGTTACCCGATACAGCTCCGCCTTGGAAAGAAAACCAATTTGAAGACGAAGCTAAAACTATGCTTTATAGAGAAGCAAGACGCTTAAAAATCTTCATTAGAGGTGGTGGTTACGATGATATGAAACCAGTTAAGCGTGAACAATTATTCATTAAACTTTTAGAAGATATTGATAATGATGATGCTAATCTATTAGCTCATAATATGTTATCTCATACAAAGGTTAAAGGATTGACCCTACCAACATTGTTAGAAGCTTTTCCAGACTTGCTAACAACTCCGATGGATATGCGATAGAAGGAATGCAATTATGCCTAAGCGATTTAGAGATTATCGCAAAGGTGACGGCTGGGGAGACGACCCACGTAAAGAAGACCGTCTAAATGAAAAGCGTAAAAACAAACGCCGTCAAACAAAACGAAAGCAAAGGCTTAAAGACAAGTATGACTACTAATGTCGCTATACTTACGAATTTTCGTACAGGTAGTACCAATTTTACATTACAAAAAGCTGAAGAATATGATTTGCCATATAAAGGTGAATTGTTTTCGCATGAGCGCCAATTTCCTATTGGTAATTTATTAAGTAGTTCTGAGTTTAGTGCAAAATACAAATATAAAGACCGTAATATTACCAATTATGCTTTAAGTAATTGGAATATATTTGATGAGCTTAGAGCAGGACATCCGGCTTGTTATAAAATTATGCCATCTCATTTTCACAAACGAATGCATCAGCGAACTGCAACAGATATATTTCAGCTACAAACTGTATTAGAGCATGCTGATAAAGTCTATTATCTTTATCGCCGAGATTTACGTGCTCAAATTATGAGTTGGTTAGCTGTTCGAAGAGACGGCTCGTTTGGACATACAGGTTTTATTACCAATGTACCAATGACTTATAAAACTAAAGAAGAAGATTATGTTAAACGTATGAGACAATTACATGGTGGAGAAATAGTAGGCGAAACTTATCAAGCTACATTTGACGCAGATGACCCTGTATTCCATGCAAAAACAACTATGTCTATACAAGCATTGGTTCGGCAATTAGTAGCAAATTACGACGATATGGCTGAAATGTATAAAAGGGTACCAGGTGAACTGGTTTGTTACGAGGATTACTTTGTTGGTGACAAATATAATCCCTATAATAGAGAGATAACTTGGACTGGTGAGCCTGAGATTGACCAGTATGTAACAAACTGGGACATAGAAAAACTATTCAAATAGGGGTTGACATTTACAATAAAACATGTTACAATATCTAATAATGAATAGGAAAAGGATAAATTATGGACCATAGAACTGATAAATTAATACTAGTAGATTGCGATGGTGTACTACTAGACTGGAAATATGCATTTTATAAATGGATGTCAGAAAACGGCTACGAAGTTGCAACAGAAGGTGTTTACGATGTAGCAGAAACTTTCGGTATAACAAAAGACAAAAGTAGAAAATTGGTAAGGCAATTCAATGAATCAGCAAGGATTGGATTTCTACCAGGATTGCGCGATGCAATCAAATATGTTAAAAGATTACACGATGAAGGATATATCTTTCATTGTATCACCAGCTTAAGTACTGATTATTATGCTGGTAAACTCAGACAACAAAATTTAGAAAAATTATTCGGACCGGCTGTGTTTGAAAAGATTGTCTGTTTGGACTGTGGCGCTGACAAAGACGATGGATTATTACCATATAAAGATAGTGGATGTATCTGGGTTGAAGATAAACCACTTAATGCTGAATGTGGATATAATTTAGGTTTAAGGTCAGTTCTTATTGAACATTTATTTAATGCTGATTACAAAAACGATTCCATTCCAAAAGTAAAAAATTGGAAAGAAATATACGAAATGATAATAAATTAGTAATAAATAAAATAATGATAGATTGGATATTTAATTAATGCCAACATACGAATTTCAAAACACCGAAACTGGTGAAACCTTTGAGAAAATTCTTAAACTCTCAGAGCGCGAAACCTACCTCAAAGAAAATCCTCACTTAAAGCAAATAATTTCTGGAGCACGACCTGTGATTGACAGTGCTCGACTTGGTCGTATGAAACCCGACCAAGGTTTTCGTGATATACTTTCGTCAATGAAAAATAACAAAAGCTATACAGGAAACAAGATAAATGACTGGAAATAGAAATTTATCTTCCATTAACAAGGAGATTATATATGTCCAAACAACGTCGTATTTCACAAAAGGAGAGAAGAAGATTCGCTAAGAATGGTAACGGAACACTAGACAGAAAGTTTAGTATGCGTCCAATTCAACCAATCACAGATACTCAGCAAGAAATGTTTGATGATTATCGAACTGGTTATAATTTAGCCGCGGTTGGTACGGCAGGAACAGGTAAAACGATGTGTGCATTATACCTTGGTCTAAATGATATTATGAACAAAGATGAATATGACCAAATTGTAATCGTACGCTCGGCTGTGCAAACAAGAGAACAGGGTTTTATGCCTGGTACTCTGCAGCAAAAAGAAGCCGTTTATGCTTTACCTTATGCCGATATAGTAAATGATTTATTTGGACGAGGTGACGCTTGGGAAATATTAAAACAGAAAAACCAAGTAAAATTTATGACTTCATCTTTTGTGAGAGGATTGACATTTGATAATTCGATTATTATAGTCGACGAATGTCAAAGCATGACGTATCACGAGTTAGATAGTATTATTACTCGTGTTGGTGAGACAAGCAAAATTATTTTCTGTGGTGACACAGCTCAAGATGATTTAGCAGGAACTAGACATAAACACGATGTCTCTGGTCTTAGTAGTTTTTTGAAAGTAATAGAAAAAATACAGAGCTTCAGCGTAGTAAAATTTGGCGTTGAAGACATCGTAAGAAGTGGACTAGTGAAAGAATATATTATTGCTAAAGAACGTGCAAATAAATTACAAGTTCATACGCCCATCAGCTATGGAACAACCAAATTTGCAGTAGCGTAATAAATAAAAGGAGAGAACATAATAGGGGCTTCGGCCCCTAAACTCCTTAAGGTAAAATTATGACACAACAAACTATAGACGACTACAGACTGACTTGGCTTACTAAACAAGTCTTTAGAGTAAAATTGAGTGGAGCAAGACAATCAGAATATTTTGATTGGATTGACGAAAACGTAACTGAACGTTCTTACACTCATGCCTATAATGCTGAAACTAATGAATATACATTTATGTTTGAATTAGCAGCTCATGCAGATGCTTTCAGAGAAAAGTTTTTAGGCGAATCTAGAACAGTTGACATAGTCTAAAACAAAAAAACGGAATACATTATGGCTTTTAAGCACTTTGACCACGGTATTGATTTACCACATTTAACTAGAAAAACAACAAACGAAGGAAGACGATACTTTACTCCAGCTGGAGATGCGTATCCTTCTGTTACTACTGTACTTGGCATTCTAAGTAAAGCATCTATTATTGCATGGCGTAAACGCGTCGGCGAAGAAGTTGCAAATAGAATATCAACACAAGCATCACGCCGAGGGACTGCAGTTCATAAAATTTGCGAAAATTATATTGATAACAAAGATGATTGGAAAGAAGGTGTACAACCCGCAAATATGTATATGTTCAATACAATGAGAACCGTTATTGACAAAAAGATAAATAATATATGGTTCCAAGAGTGTTTTCTTCATTCTGATGAATTAAGGACAGCGGGACAAGTAGATTGTATTGCAGAATACGAAGGTGAGCTTTCAGTCATTGACTTTAAGACATCTCGTAGATTGAAGAAAGCAGAGGATATTGAAGGGTATTTTATGCAAGTGTCTTTTTACGCTAAAGCGTTTAATGAGATTACTGGTAAAAATATTTCTAAAGGTGTTGTATTGATTGGTGTAGATGATAATGACCCACAGGAGTTTATTATTGATACAAACGAATATTTAGAACACTTTAAAGCTGTAAGGGAGAAGTATTCAGAACTGCATGAAAAAGAGACGATACATTTTAGCTGATAGAGATATGGGTGTATTCTTAGGTACTTACGATAGTCGTGAACTAGGGTACGAAGATGATGGAAGAGTATTTGCTTGTTTTGCATCTAATAATCCATTTAATCTCACAACAGCTTGTTCTTTCAGAAGCTTAAGAGCAGCTGAAAATTTTGCTCGAGACATGTTTGCTCCATCTAAATGTGAAAAGCTTACAGCACTTGAAGTTGAAACAGATTCAGAATTTCCAAGTGTCGTCGATATTATTAAGTCTGGCCATGGTGCTGCAGCAAATGACATGTTAGAAATACTTTTTGAGAATGGACCACAGACAATACATTAGGGGTTGACAAACACAAAATAACGTGTTACAATAACAAGTATGATAGACAAAAAAGTAATAAGTGAAGCTACAATGTTTGCCATACAAGCACATGGCGACCAACGTAGAAAATATACAGGTGAGCCCTATGTCACTCACCCAATTCATGTTGCAAACATTCTAGAAAAAGAAGTTGAAGCTTCAACTGAAATGTTAGCTGCAGCTATACTACATGATGTCGTAGAAGATACTCCTGTTACACTTAGAGATATCAAAGAAAAGTTTGGCGATACTGTCGCTGAATATGTTCATTACTGCACCAACGTTTCTGAAAAAGACGATGGGAACAGACGTTTTCGTAAGAAAATGGATGCAGACCACTTCGCTTTGGGACCAGCCGAGTCTCAAACAATCAAAATAGCAGACCTTCTATCCAATGCTGAGTCTATTATCAAGCATGACCAGAAGTTCTTCCATAAAGCTTTCAAACATGAGAAGCAGTATATGCTTAACATTTTAACGAAAGCTGACGCAAAACTACTAAATAAAGCCCAAGAACTCTTAAAAGAGCATTGGGACAAGAAATAATTTAAAACAATTTCAACTTTTTTCACAAAAAGGGTTGACATTTGTAGAATAGCGTGTTATAATAGTCTCATAAAATATTAAATGGAAAGGAATTATTATGACAAGATTTGACAAAACACAATTTACATGGGACGGAATGTACCTCATGTACAGAGGCGATTACATCGGTTCTAAGACTATGGACGAAGTACATCCTGACTGTCACCCATCATGGGTAGGCAAAGTAAAACCTGCTTTTATCGCAAGACACAAGTATGGTTCTTTCCCTTACAAATCTTGGATTAACTGTTTAGTTGACAACTACACTGTTGAGGAATACCTCAAAGTTTCAGCTGAACTTTCACCACTTCAAGCTGTCAATGCTGTCGGATACTCTGGCAGAGGTCGTTATAACAGGAGGGCTGCATAATGAATATTCTTCCAAACGAAATCA